CCATCTCGCGGTACTGCAGCCCCGGCTCTTCCGGCTTGTATTTCGGCAGGTTGGGCTGCGAGGCAGCAGAGAGACCGCTCATGACACCCGAAGCGGCCAGCATTGGGGCAGCCTTGCCGATGATCCCGCCGGGTAGCCCCGCCTGCGCTGCCTGACCGAACTTACCAAAAAATCCGGGAGCCTTAGCAGCGGTGCTAGCACCCTCAGTAAACAGCCCCCCAAAGGGAGTGGAGTTACCACCCAGAAGGCTTCCAGCATCCTTAACCGCGCCAGCAGCGCCACCAATAGCCTGAGACCCGCTGAGACCAAGGCTCTGGCCGACACTACCCAGTTTACCACCGATCCCAGCCGCACCCCCAAGCGCAGCGCCACCATAAGCCTGCAGGCCCATGGAGAGACCTTTACCAAGGTCACCAGTTGCAATCGTACCGCCTACTGCACCAGCAGCACCCATCCAGATCGGCGGGATACCAAACGCCATGCCGACAGCACCGAGAATGGTAGGTAGCAACTTACCCAGCCACCCAGCCTCAGGAAGCCCAGTGTGCGGGTTGATGGTGAGCGAGCCGCCCGTAGCCATTGCCAGACCTTGCAGGCTGTTGACCTCAGCGGGGGTCATATGGACGAGCATGGAGTCGTCGCCGCGACCGTAGCTCTGCAGCTGCTGCGCCATCGGGTTCTGGGTAACCGTCAGACCACTGAGCGCAGGAAGGCCACCGGTCATGCCCGGAGCCTGAGCACCAAGCACGGGAGGATTACCCACAAGGGGCTTCGAAGCGTTACCAGCTGCGAAGGGAGGCGGAGCTGCCTGTACGTCCATCACGGTAATGTCCTATCTGATAGCTACGCTTATATCGCCAACTTGCCCAAAACCAAAGACCGGAAGTGGTGCAACGCGCGTGACGGGTGGGAATTGTGCAGAGATAAAGGTCACCCCGACGATCACCGACGGCGTAGCCGGGATAGCTGGGGTAACACCGGGGCTCGCAGTGACTGCCGGGAGGTGCTCAATAGACACCGCAGTATTGGACACACGCCACATGATCTGGATTTGGTCGTTAGCAGCAGTGACATCGACCATGAGGGGTGTGACGGCCACGAGATACGACGGGTCACCAGTGGACTTGCGCGCAGGGATAGCAAAGCGCGTGTTGGAATTAGCGAGATCGTTGTTGTTGTAGCGCAGCCAGACATCGACCGTCTCTAGGTCGTTGTTCGTGTTCTTCAGCTGAATGCTGTAGGTAATGTTATAGATACCCGGATCAGCGAAAGTGATCTGCGAGCTGCTGACGACCGAGATGCCATCGGGGAAATCAGTGGTGTCGAAAGTAACTGCGTAGGCAGTAGCCACGCTGGCCGCAGTCTGGTCAGTGTTGCTGATAAGCTGGTTGTATGGCGTGCTGAGGTACCGCCCATCGCCATAGAAAGACCCACCATAGGCGGAGTCGAGCATCAAGGTTGTGATCTCGGCGTTCTGCGCGTTGAGCGCTTCTGTGTCTACGTAGGTAGCGTCAACGTAGTTGACGGCTAAATCGCCCACTTCTCCCGAAACGGCCTCAAGCGTCGTGGTGCTGACGTCGTCAGCACTGATCGAAGTGCCGCTAAACGAGCCACCTACGAACCGGTCGGCGCTATACTGCTCGGCATTGTTGGGCGTGCGCGAGTCCAGCTGCGAGAAGTAAGTCTCCAGCACCCGGATAAACTGCCGGATGTATTGCGGGTCATACTGCGCCGGGGGGTTGGGCAGTGGTGCAGACCTGAACTTATCCAGAGCCATTAGCGCCGCCCGTCAGGCCGCGCGTCGAGACGCGGAGCACCCAGCTGCCACTGCACGCCGAGGTTCTGCGAGCGGACCTTAAGCGCCATCTGGCGCGCGCGTGCGCGCACGAAGACCTGATCTGTGTAGCGTCCTACCGAGCTCTCGATAACCCGCTGGGTATCGGCTGGGTCCGAAGTGTAGCGCCCACCGGGGAAGTTGCGCGGGCGGATTTGTAGCGTCACTTCTGGTTCCGCAGCGGACGAACCTTCGAACCCGATGTCCGGCAGAATGCGCCGGGTCAGCATGAACTGGTCACCGTCATCGAGGTCAAAGTCACTCGACTGGATGTAGCTGTCCATCGGCGCACCATCGTCGTCGAGGCCGTCCTCGTGGTTGTAGAGGTAACCACCATCGGTGGTGACGTCGTTGCCGTTGACGGTGATCGCGGTGTTAGCAGCCTGCGGCCAGTGCCGGAGCGGAGTATCGAGCCATGCCGTGCGGTCGAGGTAGCCATAGTACCAGACGCGTTCGAGGTGGTTCAGCACGACGTAGGCATTGTTATAGTCGCTGTCGGCAGTGGGGTAGAACCACCACACCTCGTTCCACTGCTCGTTGGTCCCGCAGATGATCTGGTCGGCCTGCGCGATGTTGATGTTCTGGAAGACGTGGTTCCGCAGGGTGCACGGCAGCGTCTCGACGCGGCCCGTGTAGGCGTAGAACTTATCCTGCCCCATCCAGTAGGTAATGCTAGCCGCCGATGCCACCGCACGTGGCGACATGATAGAGATGTTGTCCGCATACTCCTGCAAGCCGAACACATCGGTCGTGCCGAGGAACTGCAGGGTGTAGAGGTTGGTGTCAGTCCAAACAAGAACTTCCTGCCGTACCGGCAGTGCCCGGACAATCTTAGACCCACGCGAGATGCGCAGGTCGCCTGCGGTATTAAGCTGGCTCGGAGTCCAGTCGCCCGGAGTGTCTTGGTCAGCCCAGCGGATCAGAAGCGGGTCGAAGTCAGTAACGCTAGTCGAGCCAAAGGGTACCGCACCAAAGGCTAGGAGGTGCTTGTTCTGCTGCGAGACGAGCAGCTGCATGACTTGGATGGGTACCGCAGAGGCAGAGTAACCCTGCGACGTGGCATAGTCCTGCAGGGTCATTGCGTGCGTACGCAACGCATCGGTGGGGTCATCGACTGACCCACGCTCCCAGTAGTAGGGAGCGCCGTTACGGATGTTGAGAGCTAGGTCGTTATCGAAGTTGTCCAGCCACCAGTCGCGCTGCGGCAAGTTCACCGGAGAAGTGGAACCCAGACCCCAAGCGTTACGCCCCCATGTGCCGGTGCCCCAGCCGTAGCCTACAATCGAGATGACGTTACCCGGCGCGATTTCGGCTTGGACCGTATAGCCCACCCCGCTCACCGAAGTAGTCGAGGTAGCCGCAGTATCGACCTCGAAGGTGAAGCTGTTGGTACCCGTGACCGTCACAGTCTGGGCAAGGTTAAGCTCCGTAATCGGGATGCCGCCAAGCGGAGCAGCAAAGCCCCCGGTGAGCATGGGCTCGCCGGTATCCACCCATTCAGGAAGTGCTGTCGTGGTAGTGACCGTGACGACGCGTGAGCCGTTAGTCGTAGCGAAAGTGTTGGACCCGGCGAGCGCCGTCTCGAACGGCGTGATGTCCGCAAAGTAGCCACCCGACTCGATGTAGACCTTGTCGTTGGTCCCCATCGCAAGGAAGTTGTCGCCGAACGTAGTGACCCAGTTCCACATCTGGCGGCACACGCCAGAGAAGGCGGTCGGAGTAGACTTTACCCAACCACCGATCTTCTCCGGATAACCCGAGCGAAACCTGATCTTGTCGCACTCGTACCAGCCGCCCTCGTTGGAGTAGTCGGTCTGGTCTCGGTTAACGCCCGGTTTGAACTGGAGCTTGATAAAAGGCACTAAACCTTCCCCTTAGGCACCACTACTAAGCGACGAACCCTACGATGGTTACTGCCGTAGCTGCCAGCACTATGTCGAAGACGGCCTTCTTGGTCCATACCTTCGGGTCGAAGCCGCCCCACCATGGCATGTTCGCGCGCCGTCCTTCGCCGTACTGCTCGATCCAGCGGTACTCGGCCTGAGCCTGCTCGCGCCCACCAAAGACGCCAATCGCAAGCGCCGCGCCCAACCACCAGTTACCAGTGGCGAGGGCTACGGCAGCCTGCATGAGCAGGGCTAGGACGGCGTGCAGCATTAGGCAGCAACCCAAGGCAGCGGAGGAGCGACGACCGGCGGGTTAGCCTGATCGGCGATCTGCTTGGCCAAGTTGGCTTCAAGGGCATCGACCTGCTCTTCGCCCATGGCGTCCTGCACCCAGCCAATAACCTGCTCTTCGGTCAGGTCGGCGAAGGGGGTGAAGTTGCTGCCCTCGTCGAGGGACACGCCAATCGAGCCGTAGGCAGAACCGCTATAAGTGCCGTCGGTGGCGTTAAGGGTCCAGTGGACGGCAAAGACCACATCGGCCTCGCCTTCGTACTCGGGGTAGCAGTCCATCTGGTTGATGGCCCAAGTGTTGGTGATAAGCATAGTTACTTCCCTTCGAGTTGCGCCACGCGGGCACGGAGAGATTGGAGTTCAGCGATCAGGTTGGCGATAATCTCAGGCGCGGAGTAGTCCATCGCCTGCATCTTCTCCCCGTCCTTCTCGCCCGTGGCGATCTGCGTTTCGGATACTTCCTGAACTTCGTGGGCCAGCAGACCGATAAAGCGGCTACCATCGACCTTCCAACTACCCTGAACCGGCTTGAGCGCGTCAATGTAGGCACCGCTGTTCGTGATCGGGCCGTCTACGTTCTTGAGGCGGTAGTCGGATGAGGTGTTGTAGGTGGTCGCCGTCGTGCTGACAGTCACAGAACCAACCTGCGTCTGTGCGCGACGGAAAAGGAGCAGATCACCGTCGCTGCTCTGCCGGTTCATGTCACCAGCTTCGGCGTTTGCGTTGGTCGCGGTGAAGCCTGTTGGCAATGCAACAAAGCCGGTCACGGAAGTAGAGGTAGAGGTTTTACCCACCAGCAGGTTACCGCTAGCGTCAATCCGCGCACTCTCAGCGCCACCCGTCCGGAAGCGCAGCGGGCCATACCCACCCGCAGCAAACGAGGCTTCAAGACCGACACCGTTAGCCCCGGACGAACCATCCAAGTCGATGTTGAAGGTTGACCCGGCGCTGATAAAGGTGGGACTTCCATTAACGGTCAGGATGCGCCCAGAAACAGGGGTGGAAGTTCCGATGGCGACGCTACCATTACCCGTAATCCGCATACGCTCACCGTCTGCGCCACTGAAGACGTAGCCGGTGAAGCCAGACTGGTTGCCGTAGAAGTACAGGAGGCCGTCGCTGGTACTACGACCGATGTCGTAGTTGAACGTGCTGCCTGCACCGAGGCGGAACTGGTAGTTACCCGCGTTGACGATCTGGAGCGTCTGGCCCGGCGCAGTCGTCCCGATCCCGACGTTACCGCTGCTGTCGATGCGCATGCGTTCAGCGCGGGCGTTATTAGCTCCAGTATTAACGGCAAACGCCGCGCCCCCTACGACCGTCTGAAAAGCCCCGGAGCCGACGAAGTAAAATACTGCCCCAGTTCCGGGATCGGAACCACCGACACCACTACGGATTGTCCCAGCAACATCCAACAAAGAAGCAGGCGAACTCGTCCCGATCCCGACGTTGCCGCTGGCGTCGATGCGCATGCGCTCTACAGGAGTGTCACGCGAACCACCATTAAACGTAGTTACGCCCGTGGCCCGATCATACCGGAGACTGAAAGCGCCGTCAGTGCCTCCCGAATACCCGCCAAGACCGAGGAGACTGAGAGTTCCGGAAGAGTTAAGCCATGCCGCGTCAGACGCACCCCCGGCAACCGTCAACCTGAAACTCGGAGTAGCGGTACCAACCCCAACGTTGCCACTGGTATCAACCCGGATGCGTTCAGAGCCACCGGTGTAGAACGTCATTGGAACGTAAATCCCGGTCCCACGCAGAGTTGAGGTGATGCGGAAATCGGTCGTACCGATAATAGCGATGTTACCAACCTGACCGTTGGTCAGGGCGCTGTCCGTTTCGACGTTAAGCCCCGCCGCAACCGAGGTTCCGTTGGGGATGATGTGGACATTAGTGTTGCCGTTCGTGGTCGTACTCTGAAACGCCAGCCGGTTGGACACCGTACCATTCGAGAAATCAGCAAGGATGCGCTGCCCCGTGCCGCTAAAACGAAGGTCGCCGCTACCGAGATCAAGCCTGCTGCTCGGCGTAGCCGTCCCGATACCCAGACGGTCGTTGGTATTGTCCCAGAACAGGTTGGCGTTGTCCTGCGTGTAGACACCCGAAGCTCCGGCAAAGACGACCGAGCCAGCGGTGAAGGTCGTAGCGGTACCAGTACCTCCGTTGGCGACGCCCAGCGTGCCCGCCACAGTAACTGCACCCTGCGTAGCCGTAGACGGCGTGAGGCCAGTGGTACCGAAGCTGATCGAAGTGACAGCCGTACCCGTAAGGGTTGCCCAAGTGGGAGCCGAACCGGTGTTACCGACGAGGACCTGACCGGTGGTACCAGCAGCCGTAGCGCTGATTGCCGAAGTGCCGTTACCCAGCAGCACGCCGTTAGAAGTGAAGGTCGAAGCACCCGTGCCGCCCTGCGAAACCGCGAGGTCGGTGTCGAGCGTCAGCGACGACAAGTGAGTGACAGCATCGACGACGCTGGTGCCGTTGTTGTAGACCCACATGGTCTTACCGGCAGGGACTGCGATCCCGGTGCCAGTGGAGTTCTTGACGGTGATCGTGCCGTCCGTGCCGTTGTTGACGATGTACGGCTTCTCAATAGCCGGGACGACGAGGTTATAGCCCGAAGTCGCAGTGCCTGTCAGGTTAAGGCGCATATTGCGCGCAGTCTGCGTGGCGTTGGTATCGGTCAGCGTCAGCGTGACGTTGGCGTTCGAGAAAGCGACATCCGCCGAACCGACAATAGCCTCTTCCAGCGCCGTACCGAGGTTGACGTTAGTGATGTCGCCCCACGTGGTGTTGTTCTCACCCGTGGCCATCAGCTGGATTTTGATGTTGCTATAAGTGCTAGGCATCTTCGTTCCTTACGTCGGTATCTCTACCCAAATGACGGTGTTGCCGTCAGCTACCTGTACCCAATTACCAGTCTGCGCATCGTTAACGGGCTGCCAGTTCGGTGCTTGTGAGTCATCCACAACTGCCCAGTTATCCGTCTGCGAATCGTCAATACCCTGCCAGTTCGGAGTCTGGTTGTCGTTAATCTGCCCCCACACCAGAGGACGAATGACGACACCTACCCCAACTACACCGACCGGGTATATCTTAGAACCAGCAGTCTCGCTAGTGGTACCTAGCTCAGTAGTTGCCTGCAGCCCAGTTACTTGGATGCGGTTGCCTGACCGCTGCGTAACAGTCCCGAGCTCAGCATTAGCGCTAACGCCCGTGAGGACGACACTGGCTATGCCCGTGACGGTTGCCGAGCCGATGAGCCCTGCCGCTTCTACGCCATCCTCGATGACGACAGCTTCGCAGTTTGTCGTGACGGTGCCAACGGCACCTGCCGCTTCTACTCCGGTCGTCGGGACGAAAGTACCTGCACGGGCAATTACCGTGCCTACTTCACCGGCAGCAACAACCCCAGTGGTGGTGACGGTTGCCTTAGCCTGAACGGCTGCATCGCCGATGAGTCCGCTACCTTCGACTCCGGTAACAACGGCATTGTTTTTGGCGGAAACAGTGACGGTGCCGACGGCACCAGTTGCCTCGACCCCCGTCGTAGTAGTGTTAGCTGCGGCGCGAATAGCCGGAGTACCCAGCGCACCCTCTGCGCTGACCCCGGTGACGATGACATTATTTTTGGCCGAAACCGCAACCGTACCGACGGCACCGGTCGCCTCGACCCCCGTTGCAAATACGTTAGCCGCGCCGGTCTCAACGGTGCTGTTGACCGAAGAGCCCCATGCCCCACGACCCCACGTCCCCCACCCCCAGCCATAGCCGTTGGAGGTTTCGGCGTAGACGCCCGTAAGTTCTACGGAGACGCCCGGCACCGATTTAGCCGCTCAGATACTGCGACAGTGCCCCTGCAATAGCAGCGATAGCGGCGAGGATGCCAGCCAGTTTGGCCTTACCCGAGAGCTTCGGCTTGTCCCCCTCCATGGGGAGGATTTTGTTGGTGGCTCCGCCAATCAGCTCGTTCTTAACGATACGGCCAACCGTCTTCTTCAGGTCCATAAGGTCCTCCCTATTATTTGCGTTTGCTCTCAATGACGCCGACGCGCACCTTGAGTTCGTTTATTTCGCCTGTGAGGTGCTCGCGCAATTCTGCTCGGGCTTTAGCTGAAATGGGGCTGTCCGTAGGTGCACCGTCCTGCGTGATGAGGACAGGCATCGCGGCTTCGATCTTGGTAAGCCTACTCTCAAAGGCGCTCACCTGCCCAAGCAGCCACGCAATGCAGGCCACGAGGATTGGGACCGCACCTTTCAGAATGTCAGCCATGTTGATGCCCACTATAGCCACCCTGCGTATTTCTTGGTCTTCAGCTTGCGGTCATCGAGGCCGTGCGTACCACCGTTGATCCTCTTCGTCAGTGCGAGGATTGCGTCATCGTTGATGCCCTGATCGCAGATCGACCAGAGCTTGTTACGGTCGAAGAACCACAGGGCGCTCTCGATGGCCAGTTCCCCGGCTACGAGGTCCGGGTTGTCCATGATGTCGGGGCGGTTGATGTACTCCGACAGTGCCTTGTAGTTGTCGTGCCCGGTGAGTTGGAGGAAGCCGCGTCCCCTGAACTTCCACCCGTCGCCGCTACTCTCGGGGCCGTTACCCATGCGGTTGGCGTAGACACGGTTGGCGATGGCCTGCGGCTTGCGGGCGTACTGCGCGGCCAGCGCATCGGTCGGGAAGTACTTGCGGAAGATGCCTCGCAGCCCCTGCGCGCTGTAGTTGAGGTTCTCGCTGGTGGCACGCCAGTTGCCGCTCTCGTGCGCGCACTGGGCGAAGAAGTGGGCACCACGGTTGCGGTTCAGCTTGTAGTGGGCGCAAGCAGCCTTGAGCGTGCCGGGGCCGAAAGCCCCGTCAGCCGTGACCCCGATCTTCTTCTGGAGTTCGATCAGGCTCATTTTCCTGCACTCCGCCAGTCGGGGAAGTCGTCCTCGTCAACCACGCCATCACCGTTCGCGTCATACCGCAGGTCGTTGCGATACTTCTCCCAAGGCTCCATATCGTCGTCATCGTCCCGTGCAGTAGGGGCTTCCTCGACCGTCTCGACAACTTCAGCGGTCACAGGGCCAACGGGAGTGGGGGCGACCGGTTCGGGGTCATTGTTTATTTCGGTGCTTTGCAGTTCACCCTTCATACCCATCAGCGTGGCGTAGGAACCGGCGACGGCACCGACGACCGAGGTCATGACGTAGCTCAGCAGACCGAACACATCCTTGTTGTCAATAACGGCGTTCGACACGAAGAGACCCACGACCATAGCGCAGGTGATGGTGACAATGACAAAAGCCATAGTGCAGGCGGCAAGCCAGAGCGCCCTTATCCTTGCAACGAGAAGTTTGTCTTCCATTACATCAGGTTCCTCAGCTTATAGACTGCCTTCAGGTAGACCTCGGTCACACCGTCAACGAGATTAGCGACTGCCCGGTTACCCTTGCAGACCTTCTCGTGGTTCTTCTCGATCCACTCGGCGTCCTCGACGAGGATCATCAGGATGTCCTCAGCCTTGGTCTTCGGCGCAGCTACCGTACCGACAAGCTCAAACGCTCCTTGGTAGGCCTCTACGAGCTTATCCAGCGCGTCGATGACGTCGTCGTAAAACTCACCGAGCGCCATGTGCCGCGCGTAGCCACCCACACCCTCGGCACGCCAGTGCTCGAAGTGGGCCACGTTGCGGGCGTAAAAGACGCGAGCGATGAGTTCTTCGATCATCATGCAATCCGGATAATGGCAGTCGTGTTGGTGGCTGCCGGGAAGATGATGGTGAAGTCACCGTCCGTCGAGGTCTTGTCCGAGCCGAAGTCCAGCACGCACACCGCAGCGTTCGTCAGCGTGGTGTTCGCATTCGAGTTGGCCGACGGGGTATTGTTATAGATCAGCGCGCCGCGAGCCGTGATGGTCGCGTTGGCAAAGGTCAGGTCCGAGAAGTCGGTGAAGCCGACGCCGGTCGAAGCCGTGTTGTCCGAGGTCACCACCCCTAGCCGGGTCAGTGTGCCGCCCCCAGCGGTGTAGTTGGTACCCGACGACGAGACTTCGTTCGACGAGCTATACGCCGTGGTGTTCGCGTCCAGCGAAGCCGACGAGGTGTAGAGGGCGAGCTTGAAGGTGTCACCACCGGTAACCCGGAAGTCATGCACGGCCAGCATAAGCTCGGCCTTGAACGAGGTGCACATTGCTTGTGTTATCGGCATCTAGAGCCTCCTTATGCGTCGAGGATCGGGATCAACTCTGGGTGCCCCGCCTGCTTGAACTTACTAACCAGAGTGACGTTATGCGACCGCACGGCCTCGTGCATGTAATGGACGAGCACCTGACGAATGCTGTCCTTAAAGGCCTCGGCCTGATCGCGAATTGCCGGGTGCGTACTGCTGCCGACATAGATGATTTTGTCGAGCGCGCGTTCGGCGATTTCTTCGGGCGTGAAACCACGCCCTTCGGTCGCCATGACCATAACGCTTCCGACTTCGCTCGTTCCCAGATTGAACATACCTTACCCCACCGGGTACCGGGCCTGCGGGGTCCGGTACATATCTTGACGATTCTTCCCTTCGCCCAGCTGCTTCAGCATTGCCATCGCTTCGGTATAACGCTGCTGGTAAGCGGCCATGACGTCGGCTTCACCCTTCATGAAGGTGTAGGCTTCAAGCAGTGAGCCGTAAAGCAGGGCGCTGTCGAAATTGTCTCCGAGCCACGAGGTGCCTGCATCGACAATCGACGGTGGGTAGTAGAAGTAGTGCAGCTCGACCGAGTAATCGTCGTCCGGCGTGGGGCCGAGAATGAACGAGTTCTCGTCGAAGTAGGCGTAGTGCGTGGGCAGCCCCTCGTCATTCGGGTTCGGGAACGACTGCCGGATGAAGCTGACGTCCTTGTTGAGCAGGTACTCGTAGTTCCCGTCACCGTCGATCACAGCCAGCGAGAAGTTAGCGAGCCAATCCGACGGTACCGAAAGGTACTTGTTCGACGCCGTGCAGTTGCCGGTGACGTTCTTGCGCAGGTCCAGTAGTTGGACCGTGTTGAAGATACGCTGCTCAGCCTCACGAATGAACGTGTTGATCTGTTCAGTAGACGTCAGGGTAGTAGTACCCGTCCCCGCAGAATCGGTCCACGAGGTGTTGGGGAAGTCGTTTTCGACGTACCCCTTGATCGCCTTGAACAGCTCAGTGTAGTTCATCAGCCCAGCTTCTTGCTGCTATTGGTCCCCTTGGTAGCCGCACCAGTGCCGCGCGTCTTGACGGTCTGGGTGTTAGCGACCTTGTTGGGGTAGCCGTTGTTACCCATCGGGTCCGAGTAGGTCTTGATCTGACCGTACTTGCCGATATCCTTGGTGTGACTAGCCATTCTTATTGACCTTCCCCATGTCCTTGGGCGGCTTCTTGCCCGACTTCTGGTTGGCAATCTTTGCAAGATTGCGGCCCAGCTTCTTCATCTGTTCGTTGGTCTTACCACCCTTGGCCATAACTTACTCCTACGTCTGCACCGTTACAGTGCCCACTTCACCCTGCGCTTCTAGCACATTTACAAGGCCCGACAAACCCAGAGGGTTATCAAGGCCGACCGGGTCCCAACCCCACTGAATGACCCGACTACCGTCGCTCGGGTAGTTGTTCACGTTGAGGCCGGACTGGAGGTAGCTGTTGTCCCGACGCGGATTGCGCAGCGCCTGCGGGTCATCGACCGGGTACATACCGAGCTGCAGCTGCGGCTGGTCGGGCTCCCAGCACTCCGGGCACACGAGGATATTGACGTTCTTCGTCTTGATGACGAGCGACCGCAACTGCTTCAGCTTGTAGCGCTGAGCACACCTATCGCACTCGGCGATGGCATATTTGCCAGAGGCGAACCGATTAGGCACGGCTCCTCCCTAGTAGAACATCTGGCGCGGCGCGAGCCGCAGGGGGGCCTTCTCACGGTCTTCGTCAGCAGCTTGCTGCCAGAGCTCTTCGTACTGGGCCTTAAGCGCCGCTGAGCGCTCCAGTCCGCCCGGCAGCTTCATCGACAGGTGGTAGGCTAGCCCGGCCACCATGCACGGCAGGAAGCGGAAGGGGATGTCCTGCGTAACAATACCATTCCCACTATCCTGAATGCGCCGCAGGCGGAAGTAGACGAAGGTGTAGTAGTTGTTCTGGTCCGGCGCAGGCCACACGTTGATCGACGGGTGGTCTACACCAGTGATCGGGTTCGTGCCCTCAGGCTGCCCACCCACCGGATAGGTCGCGCCTGACTGGCGGTTGATCCATACCTGAATCGGACGGCCTTGAGCGTTCTTGTTCGGAATAGTGATGTAGGTATCAGCACTGATCCGGTTGATGTTGATGTCGGTCTGCTGCTGGCCAGTCTGCGTGCGAATGACGTGGTCGAGCAAGTCGATGGTATCAATCGGCAGTGGGTAGGTGATCCGTCCTTGCTCCATGGCAATCGTACCCTGCTCGATGGTCCAGAGGTTGATACCCCGGTTGGCCCACTCGATGGTCAGCAGGTTGAGACTGCGCCGCGCCGTCTTGAAGTCGTAGCCCGTGCGCAGCTCAGTGCCGCAGCGCTCGAAGGCTTCTTCGAAGAGCTCGTTGACGTTCAGGTTGAAAGTAGTGGTGCCGCTCGTGGTCATCGGTAGCTCGCAGTCTTCTTAGCGATGGACTTGGGCTGTTTGACGAACTGCTTGCCCGCCTTCGTACCCTGACGCTTTGCACGAGTAGTAGCAGCATATTCAGATGATGTCAGCGCCTCACGTGCCTTCTTAGGCAGGTAGCGCTCTCCGGTGGCCTTGGGACCTTGGGTCGATGGCTTGCCGGACTTGGTACCCCAGTCTTCCTTGGTCCACTTGGACAGCGATTGCTGGGCCTTGGTCTTGGGGCCGGAGTAGCCGCCCCCGGACTTCTTGTACCGCTGGGTCGCAAGTTGGGCTTTGCGGGCAGACCACTGGCCGGGCTTACCGCCTTTGTCGCTAGCCTTTACAGCCGCAACAATGCGCTTCCACTTGCCTTCGTCTGTCCGCGCCACCTTACTTACCTTTCTTGAAACCCTTCAGCAGTTGGGCAAAGCGAGCGCGCTGCCCCAGCTTGCCCGGAGCCTTAGCGGCCTTAGCTAGCTTCCCTGCCGGGATCGTCTTACCCTTAGCAACGCCAAGCTCCGCACGGAGTGCGCCGGGCTTCTTGATCGCCTTTTGGATGAACTTGGCTTTGCCACCCTTCGCATATACCGCGACATCGTCAGGGTTGTCCTTCCGCTTGATGATCTTCTTGCCGGGCATCTTGGACGCCTTCATGTCGCCCATACCACGCGACGGGCGCATTAGCACATGCCCCCACGGGCCATCATCTTACCCTTGGTCTTACCCTTCTTGGCGATACCGTCAGCACGCGCCGAAGCCGAGCCACCCTTGGCGTAGCACTTGCCGCCACCGGCCTTCTTCATCATGGCACGGCCCATGGTGTCAGCCGACTTCTTGACGAGGGCACGACCAGCCTTATCCGACTTCTTCATAACCTTGCCTCCTTTGGCACGCCCGTAATCAGGGCTTTTCTTGGCTTCAGCAGCGCCAGCAGCGCGGCTTTCCTTGTTGCGGCGTTCCATCTCTTCGAGGAACTTCTTACGCTCCGAGGTCATCGGCACAGTACTGGCTCCGCCAGTGGTCGGCTCCGGCTTCGGCTTCTTCGACGCACCGCCTGTGTTGAACTTCTTCATCTTCTTGTCAGCCATCTCAAAATCCTTTCCGACGCTCTGGGACACCCCGACCTTCTTGGCGAACTTCGGGCTGTTGGCGACCGCCCGCATGAACTTAGCCTGCTTGGCGGTCTTGCTCGGCATTATTTCCGTCCTGCCTTGGTCTTGCCGCGCACGGCACAACCGTCGATGCTGCCACCCTTGGCGTAGCCCTTCACCGAGCCGCCTTTGGCGCGATCCTCGCTGCCACGGTTGCGAATTATTGCGGTGGCACCCAGCGAGAGTGCGTCACCAAGACGCGTGCGGCGCGCAGCAGCAGAGTTGTCCTTGTACCCCCCGGAGGCGTCTTTCGCCCACGGGCTCTCAGGCTTGGCAGCCTTAGGCTTCGGGGTTTCCTTCGTGAACTTTGCGACACCGTCCCGACCCTGAAATGCCTCACGATAGCCAGCGGCACGATCTGCAACCGCCTTGGCCGGAGCCGGGATTTTTGCGGGGGTCGAAGCCGGAGCCTTTGCGGGGGCCGAGCGGGCCGGAGCAGCCTTCTTCGGCGTAGAAGTAGCCAGTTTGGCGACCTTCTTTTCCCCGCCCCACGTAAAGACTTCCTTGTCTGGGTCACGCCCCTCGGCAAT